CAGATGGTTCTGAACAATATGCAAACTTTAATGATGATGGTGTTGTAGCTGTTGCAGAAGGTGATAGAGTTGCATATGTATATGATAACGTTTCTATTCCTCAAAACGACCTTCCTGTTGTAAACGCTGAAATGGATACTATTCCTCTTGTTGCAAGAGCTAGAAGAATTGCTATCTACTACAGCCAAATGGCTGCTTTCCAAGCTAAAACTGATTATGGTTTCGACCTTGGCGATCAACTTGCTGAAAAAGCTGTTGCTCAATTAAGTTACGAAATTGATACTGAAGTTTGCCAACTTCTTATCGACAATGCAGATGCAGATGACGCAGTTGTATTCAATAAAACAGTACCTTATGGTATCTCTATGATGGAACACTACGCAGCATTCGCAGCAGTTGTTGAAAAAGCAAAACAAAAAGTATATGACAGAACTAAGAGATTTATGCCTAACTACATGTTAGTTGCTTCTGACCTTATGCCTGTACTTACTTTCGTTCCTGGATTCAAAGCTGCTTCTGCAAGCAATGTAAACGGTCCTTACATGGCTGGTACATTCAATGGTATGAAAGTATTCGTTACTCCAAACATTGAAGCTGGTAAATTCGTACTCGGTGTAAATGGTAACGATATGATGAGCTCTGCAGCTGTTTATGCTCCTTACATGCCAGTAGTTCCTACTCAATTGCTTAACTATGCTGACGGTGGTATGAGCCAAGGCTGGTCAACTATGTATGACCTCAAGATCCTCAACAAAAACCTTCTTGTTGCTGGTAAAATCGTTGAAGAAGCTTACGTAGTTAACACTAAAGAACAAGCTTAATCACAAATAAAAATTTAATAGTAAAAGCTAAAGAGTCTTGAGAAATCAAGACTCTTTTTTCTGTATAAAATATATGATAGATGAAAACTAAAAATAAGGAAAATTAACTATGTATAAATTTATAGTAGGTAAGACTATAAAAAGAAAAATATATAAAGGTGAAGATTTATTAGGAAATAAAATTTATGAAAAACAGATAATACCTAAAGGAACTTATGTTGAGTTAATACCTATAGGATTTCTACATACAGTAGATGCTTTTCCATTACCAGATTCTTCTGAAGAAGATTTATCTGATTTATATATGCAATTAGAAGCTATATTTGTTAAAAAAGATGCTTCAATGCAATTTGAAGACAAAACAATAACATATGATTCGAGTTTATCTGATAATGCTGATATATTGCATATTGATTTTTTAGATTACACAGAAATACCAGCTTTTATAAAATTTTTCAAATTAAAAGTTATAAAAAAGACCTTTAAAGCTATTTGCTTATAGTCAAATACTTTACATAGCTATTAATTTTTAAATTAATTCGAAGAGCGCATAAAAACTCTTCGATTTTTTCTTATTTTGAAATTTTCTATCACTTTTATAGATTTTTTCTTGCTAAATTAATTGAATAGTATGTAAATTTGTCCACAGACTCACTCAGAAAAGGGTGAGATTGTTTTTAAGCATGGCTGGTTGATTACCTCCGTCAGCCAGCTGTGCTTTGTTTTTTATAAGGGGAGATGCAGTGGAATTAGCCGCATATAGAGATGAAATTAAACTTCGCTTAACAGGTGGGGTTATTGATTTAGAACTTAATGATGCAGCAATTGATGGCTGCATCAATAGTGCTTTTAGATAGATATAGAGATATATAGATAGCACAGTTTTAATCACAATTCCTTACACCAAATGTATAGATTTAACCGATAAAAAAGTAAGCTCTGTATCTAGAGTATTTAGATCAGAAGGTTATGGAATAACATCAGATACATCTATAAATGGAGGAACTCACGATCCTATGTATCTAGCTTCATGGCAAATGATGGCTGGTGTAGGATCTGGTATAAGTACTATGACTAGTTTTGTGCAGAATTATGCTGCATATAACACATCTTTGCAAGTTAGAAATACATTATCTACCGATTTGTTATTTAGATTCGATAAACATACTAATCAGCTTTATATAAACTGCAGTTATGATTTACCAGAATATATAACTATAGAATTTGTTCCTAAATATGATGATGTATCGCAAATAGTTTCAGATTTCTGGATAGATATCGAAATGCGATTAGCCTTAGCTATTTGCAAGCAAGTTATAGGAAGAATAAGAAAGAAATTTACCCAAACAAATGCGTTATGGGAATTAGATACAGATATCTTGCAAGAAGGTATCGACGAAGAAAAAGAGCTCGTTGAGCAAATGCGTAAAGCGAGTCAACTAAATTATCCAATAGATTAAAATTAAGCAATGCTTACAGGAGAATAAATAATGGCTACAAATTATTTAGCAGAAGCCTTTCAGCAAATGAAGTTATTAGAAAGTGAAACTTTCAGCTTCGATAACGATGGGGCTGCAAAACTATCAAACTTCATGGATGATGACCTTCTCACAGATGTAGAAGTTGTTATTGATCCTGAAGCAGAAACAGAAGAAGATCTTAAAGACTCATACATCGGTGATATTATCTTAGCATGCGAAGTATGTCATTCTATGATCTACAAACGTGAAGAAGAAGTAACAGTTGAAGAAGATGCTGATATGGCAAATGTTGGCGAACTTTGTCCTTATTGCTACTCTTCTGATGGTTTCAAAATTATCGGTAAGGTAGCACCTTATGAAGAAATTACTGTTGAAACAGAATCTGGTGAAGATGTAAAAGTTGAAGTAGATGGTAAGAAAATTGAAACCGAAGCTGATGATGAAGATGAAATAAAAGATCTTGATCCAGAAACAGAAGAAGATAGAGAAGAGCTTGATGAGTCTTTAAATGAAGCTAAAGATAGCAAAGAAAAAGGTACTGGTGATGATGTTACTATTGGCTTAAATAAAGATGGCGAACTTGATATTGTAAAAGATGAAAATCAAGATAATATCGAACCTTTAGAAGAAGCTAAAGAGCCACTTTCTGTTAGACTTAAGAAAAGACTCGCTATGAAAGCTGAAAATCTCGAAGAAGAAGTTATTGAAGAAAATTTCTACGCAGTAGTAGAAGTAGATGGTGAAGAAAGAAGATTCCCATTTAAAGATAGAGATGCAGCTAGAAGATATATCCAACACGTTAGAAATGGTGCACCTGAATTTGAAGGTAAGAAAATCGGCAGCATGTGGACTGAAAGTTTAGATTCAAACAATAGATTGCTGAAAGAAGGTAGAGGTAAAAATAAATTCACTTATGATGAAGCAGTAAATTATTTAGAATCAAAAGGAATTAGCTGTGATCCAACAGCTGCTGGATGCGGTGAATTTGTATGCGATCTTCTAGATGAGTATGTTGATGGTTACGATGATTATGATGAAGAAATTTATTATAAATCTACGTTAGATGATATAATTGATAGAGCTAAAGATTATTTAGAAAATCTTGAAGAAGAAGATCTTGATGAGTCTGTTGCTAAAAACAGTTCAAAACAAAATTTGAAAGAAGGTATGGAAGATATTTCTATTACTACAGAAACAGATGTAATTAAAGTAAAATCTACACCTAGAGAAGATAAAGAAGCTATTGTTCCTATGCAACCAGAAGAAGTAGAAGAAATTGTCGAACCTGCTGCAGAAGAAGTAGCAGAAATTCCAGAAGAAGAATTTGTTGAAGAACCTGCAGTTGATGAAGAAACAGTTGATACTGATGTAGATATCGAAGAATTCGATGAAGAAGGCTTTGATGAGTTAGGTGAAAGCTACCTTAAGAAAGTATATGAAAATGTAGAATCATATAAAACAACTTCTGGTAGTTTAAAAAATAATTCTATCTGTTTAGAAGGTGTTATTACATTTAATTCTGGTAAAAAAGCTAAAACTAGTTTTATTTTCGAAGCTAAAGAAATGACTAAACGTGGTAAGCTTAAATTCATTGGTGAAAATGTTAACTTATCTAAAAATAAGAAAGCATTTACCCTTACTGGAATTGCTGACAATAAAAAATTAATGTGCGAATCTTTAACTTATAATTATTTAGCTAAAGACGCTAAAAACAATAAAGCTAAAAAACTTTATGGAACAGTTAAAAGATAATATATAAATGATTTCATAGATAGGCTTTATTTAAGCCTATCTATGTGATTTGTTATAAGATTTGCTTATGGAGGAAGCAGTGTGAGCTTTTTAACTGAAGATAAAAGAAACTAGCTGCTGAGTAAAAGTAAGCAGAGTAAAAGACAAAAAGATGGTAAAACACGTTATCAAAAGCGTGTTAAATCAAAAGTAAAAGCTAATGTAAGCAACTTAAATAAAGTCAATTTTAACTAGTTATTCAAAGATAATATAATGACTGTTAATTTAGATGTTTAGGGTGAAACAAATGAGTATGTAGTTACTATTTCATTTGGTGGTTTTTTAGATGAGTTACATAGCGAATTAAAGAAAGCAAATGACATTTTAGCACTGAGAGTTGTAATAAGATCCTTGCTTAACTCTTTTAATGGTGAAAATGTTTATATAAGATGCTCATGCCCCGATTTTCAATATAGAGGCGCGTATTGGGCTAGTAAAAATAATATCATAGTAGGTGAGAGAGAAAATAGACCTTCTGATATTACAAATCCAAATGATGATGTTGGACCTGGTTGCAAACATATAATGTTAGTGCTTTCAAATACGAGCTGGATGATAAAGCTTGCTAGTGTTGTTTATAATTATATAAACTATATGGAAAAACATTATAAAAAGCTTTATGCTGATATTATTTATCCAGCAATTTATGATAGAAAATATGAAGAACCTGTTCAGCTTGATCTTGATACTATTGATCAAACAGATCTTGATACAGATTCTGAAACTATAGATAAATCCAACGCAGAAGCTCGAGATAGAGGTAAGTTTAAAGTTGGTAATAAGATGGGTGTACGATTTGCACCTAAAGAAGATAATAAGCAAATAAATCTGAGTCTGAGAGATATCGAGGATACAGATGATGAAGAGGACGAAGAATAATGGATTTCAAAAACATTATGTCAAAAAGCTTTAATAAACAAACTAACACTTTATCTGAAGCTGAAATAGATGCTAGACTTATAGAATCAGCTGGAAAAATATCAGATATTAAAAATCAAATTCAAGAGCTTAATACTACCTGGAAAGCTTTAAAAGAAGATAAAGATGGATTAGCTTTCGGAAACAGTCTTACTGCAAACAGTTTAAGAGAAGAATTTCAAGAAAAAGCTGAGGTACTCAAGAAGCAATTTAACGAAGCAAGAAATGAGTATTTAGAATATAAAAATCTTAAGAATAAACTATTAACTGAAGCTGAGATTAAATTATCACCAGAAGATATGTTTGATCCAGATAAGCCAGTTAAATTTACAGATATTGCTAAACGCGCTGATGATGAAGAAAAAGCAGAAATAGCTAGAAAAGCAGAAGAAGAAAGAAAAGCTGCTGCTAGAGAAAAATTGCATGATATTCTTGATCCAGTAGAAAAAGCTATTGCTGCAGATGATGATCCAGATGATATTTTACAGATATTATTTGACGAGTTAGTACCACCTTCTGGTCCTGCTGAAACTGTTGCTGGTGAAATTGTAAGAGCTATTATGAGATTAGTTTATCGCGATTATAATGATGGTGATAAATTCTATGAAGGCTATGGTTTAGAAACGTGTGCAGCACCAGCAGCTTATTTAGCAAATCACGGTTTTGCAGATGACTTAGAAAAAATTCTAGAAGATGCTGCAAATTTCGAAATGGATGATGATACTTACACAGAAGCTATAAAAGATCTAGAAGAAAGAATTATTCATGAAATTATTCAAGATGTAGATTTGTTTATAGATAAAAACGAAGAAGATTGTTTAGATCAAGATATTGATTGGATTATAGAAGGTCAACCTAAACATACTTATGAAATTCCATGCTCTGATGATCTTACACCATTTATCGAAGCTGGATATTGCGATAGTTGGAAGCTAAAAGAATACGTTGAGAATCAATTAAGTTGGGAAGCATCTACTAGAGATGCTGAAATAGAAAGACCATGGAGTCATAACGATACTTCTGTAACTATTACAAACTTAACTAAAGATGGGTTAGATAGAGTAGAAGAATTAGCTAAACATCATTTAGAAAGTTTCTGGGAAGATTTAGTTTCAGAGCTTAAAGAAGAGCATCCAACTCACGATTGTGATGATTGTGGTAATACTTTCTTCGAAGATGATATGGAAGAAATTGATGGTCAATGGATATGTCAAGATTGCGCAGATAGCAGAGATTATTCTGATAGCGATGATGAAGAAGATCTTGATGAAGCTTTTACTAAACCTAGCACTTTATTGAGAATATTTAAGAGTTATTGTGATGGCGCGAATGAGCAACGCAATCCAGAAGCTTTTAGTAGAATGAGATATCTACTCAATACTTATGGTGATAATGACGAAGAAGCTTTTGAAAATGCTCCAGAAGATATTTAGATGAGAGCTTTAGAGCTTATTGCACCACGTAGAGCTTAAAATAAAATTGGAGGGTTTTATGAACGAAGGTAAATTTGGTGCATTATTAACGCCTGATGCGAAGTTACATAGAAAATATTTTGAAGAATTAGTAACATTGCTAGGTATACAGGTATTTTATAGAGCACCTAAATCTAGCAAAAGATATACTACATACACAGAAATAGAAAGTTTATATTACCCACCAGAAGCTGTTGGTGTTATATTTGATGAGCACCCAACACAACAAACATTGAAAAAGATGGGATGGGTTTCAGAATTGCAAGAAAATGCTTCTGTAATCCATGTTCCATATGACTTAAAATTTTTACAGCAAGGTGCATTATTCTTTATTCCTAGCGGTTTAGATAATATACCTAATCGCCTATTTAGAGTTACAAAATTAAGCAACTCAATGGTTTATCCAGCATCTATAAGTTGTGAAATTGTACCAGAATTTGAAAATTCATATAGTATAGAAAATGATAATTTCAAATCTAGTAGCTTTAATGTTTTAGCAGAAGAGGATGATTATATATGATTTTATTAGAAGCAGTGGACAATAGAGCTGAATTATTTCCATCATATACGATTACTGATCCTACAACTAATGAAACAACAAAAACTAGCGTTGCTGAACAAATAAATCAGCTACGTGGCGATGAAAAAAATGTCGCAATATATAAATTTTTAGAATAGTATCAAAGTCAAGAACCTGGATCACCATATGAAGGGCAACCTGGTAAACCACTTAAAGTATCAAGATTTATAAATGATTTATTAGCAGCAGTTTTGTTGTGGGGACCTGATGGATCTAACGTACATTAGAATCCTATAGTATACTTCTTAGAAAATTCAAAAATACCTACTGCTAAAATAGAAGCTGCAGGTTCTTACGCTATACCAGAATTATGTGATGCATTAGAAGAAGGTGATTTATCTAACGAAGATTTTGAGAGATATTTTATAGATAGTGATACTGGTATCTTCGATGAAGATAGTAATGCTTTTAAGTATAAATTTGATATATTAAAAATATTTTTAGATAATAATCAACTAAGAAAATATAAAACAACATCTGGAGATATTCCTTCTATAGATTGGATATTTAATAATAAAGATTGTATACCTAAAAGAGATGATGGTGTCTTGAAATCAGGAATTGCTGGATATCCAGAAGATGTTTCAGTAGTAACAAACAAATTTCTTCCTTATGCAGACATGAGAAAAGTAGCTAAAGCTTTAGTGCAAGAAGATAGCTCTAAAGAAACTTTATCTCTAAAGAAAGTAATGCAAGATCAATTTAAGCTTACTAAACCAGAAGATATAAATACTAAAATAAAAGAATTTTTTAATAACGCTGATGCGAAGAAAGAATTAAGAGTAGTAGCTGATGCAGATAAATATTAGAAATATGCGGAAAGTTATCTGATAGGTGATAAAAAAGATAAAGCTTAGAATTTCTTGAAACTAGTAGAAATACAACATCCATATGATGTTATACGAATAATATAGGGTATAGAGGATAAAGCAACTGGTATTAGTGATACAGAGGAAATTTCAGAACCAGTCACTTTCAAGGACATTATTAAAAAGCGTGGTTGGACAAATGATACTGCTTTAAATGAGCTTTTCAAAATAATTAAAGATACAGATACTTCTATTTTAGGACCTAAAGCAAAATCTACTTTAAGATCTTTTATAAAATCTAGAATGCAAGATGATTCTTCTAGAAAAGATTTATTAAGCTTAAAAATTGCATCTAACACAGACTCAGATATTATAAAAAGTCTTATTGCATATCGAAAAGCCTATATGAAAAATAAAATTTCAGGTTTTGATATTCTTGCAAATATTTTAGGTATTCCAAAAAGTGCTGTTAATAAAAAACATCTTCAAGATCAAGCTATTAGAGTATGCAAGATACTTAAGAAAGATAATGAAGATGAAGTTATAAATAAAATAAGATCAGGTATTTTAGATGATACTTTAATTAGAATTTTTAATAAAAAATATCCTGTTACAGCATCAACAGAAAAACCTTTAGCCCTCATAACACCTGAAATTTCAAAAATTTTATTACCTTTATAAGAGTTTGTTATGAATTTAACGATAAATATATCTAGAAGAAATCCAAAAACAGATTTATTTATAGATGGAATACTTATACCTTATATAGAAGATACTTTTATAAATTTAATTGATAGAAGAAAACTTATAAAATATAAAGACTATTTTAAGAATAATAATTTAGGTTGGATAACTTATAATAATAAGACAATTATACCTTCTGCATATGAAATTTTGATAGCAGGAATTAAAAATCTTATAGTTTATAGATATCCAGATAAATATGTTATAACAATAAATCCAAACAAAATACTACCAAAAACTTCTGCTAAATTAAATGATATTTGTAAATTAATAAATTATGGAACGCTATCTATATCTAGATATCCAATATTTACAGAAGTATTTGAAATAATAAGTAAGCAAGTGCCTTATTTATATGAAACATTTTTGGAGGAATAAAAATGGCCATTTCATATTATGATGATGCATTGCTAGCTAAAATAAAAAGCTGGGTAATGGATGATAATATATAGATTACAGGCCCAGCCGAAACCCGAAGATTATTTGAGTATAGAGCTGATATATCAGATGATAAACCTCTCACATTACCTATAATAACTTTAACGAGAGGCAATGATATAGAAATCTTATCTACAAATAAAAAACCCTTAACCTATGATGGTATGACTATGGAAGCTAATGCTAGAAAAAGTGCTTAGTTAAATGGGATACCTATTAAGTTAACTTATTAGATAGATATATATACTAAATTTTTTAAAGAAGCTGATGAGTACTTAAGAAATTTTATATTTAAGCTTATAAATTTTCCTAAATTGCTCATACAAATACCTTACAATGGTGCTAATATAGAGCACACATCAAATATAATATTAGATACAACAGTAACTGATAATTCAGATATTCCTGAACGACTTGTCCCAGGACAATTCACTAGAATGACTTTATCACTAACAATAGATGATGCATGGTTATTCGATTATAAGATCAGAAATAATTACACAGTTGAATATGACTGGGATGTTGTATTAGAATCAGATAGATTAAAATAGGAGTAAAAACATGCCTAAAATTACATTTAACGAAGTAGATTTAACTAGTCCTGGTACCTTAAATGTAACTGCAAATACAGTTTATGTTCCTGGATTTTCAGTTTCTGGACCTGTTAATGAACCTACATTATTAAATTCTGTAGCAGATCTCGAAAGTAAATTTGGAACTGATACAATTACATTTTCAAGTACTTTTACATATAATAGTAAGAAAGTATTTGCTCAAGGACAAAAAGAACCTAGCTATTTATATGCTAAAACACTTTTAGCTGCAGGCTTACCTGTTATGTTTGAACGTGTTTCAGATGCTGCTAGAACTATTTCTCCAATAACTGCTTATAATGAGTTGAGTAAAGCTTTAAGTGCTGCAAAAGTTAAAGATTGTGGTTCTTATAATGTTAAATTCTTAACAACTGGTGGTTATCCAAACGTAGATGGTATAGCAAAAGTTGCAGAAGGTTCAAAAGCAAGCTTATTTGATAATGCAGACAGTGTTACTGGAATCAGTGATTATACTATTAGATTAGTTGCAGATTCTTTTAAGGCAGCTGATTTAACAGTTGATCAAACTATTGCAAACCGTTTATATAATCACAATTTAGGTTATGCAGAAGTTCATTATGGAGAATTTGCTGATATTGTTTCTCCATATGGCTTAAACTTAAATAATACATTTGATATTAACACCGCAGAAAGCATTAGTTTTGCTATATGCAGCAATGCTAAATATTTAAGAAAATTAGGTGAAAGTACTAACGCAGTTCACTCATGGATTTTAAATAACTGTTGGTTAGAAGTAATAGCTAATAAAGAAGCAGCAACTGATTGCGATAATCTATGGACAGTTAAACTTTATGGTTACAAATATTCTGATGGAACTGTTTATGCTCCAGTAGTGGATGCTAGCGTACAAACAGCTGGTGGAGATGGTCTTACATATGAAGGTACTGATACAGCAGGTACAGATGCGCCAGTAGAAGAAAGTAAACGTGTGCTTTTAACGACACATGTAACTCATGCAGAAACCTTAAAAGATTTAGTTAAAGATTTCTACTTCTGCTGTGATGTTGATTCTGGAATAACTAAAATGACTATTTACGCAACAACAGCTGTAAGTACAACTTCTTCTGAAGCTAACAGCACATTTAGTGTAAAAGGCTTAGGTGATGCTTTATACACAATTGCTGCTAATAATAGAAAAGATTGCGTAGCTCTTTTAGATCATACACCTGATATCAAACCAGAAAATGTAATAGAAGAATTATTCCCTAACTTAGATGGTTATGGAGAATATGGTGCTATGTTTACACCATGGGGAACATATTCTATAGCTGGGGAAACATTAGTTTATAACATGCCTGCATCTCTCGGTTATTTGCTTGCTTTAGCTAGATCTACTGCAAATAATCCAGATTGGTTAGCTATAGCTGGTGCAAATAGAGGTGGTGTTCCTAATTTACAATCTGTAAATGAAAAGGTAACAAATGCAGTAGCTGAGTCATACCAATCTAGAATGGGTATATCAATTAACCCTATTACAGAGATTACACCTTATGGTGATTTAATTTGGGGTAATAGAACTCTTAAGAATAACCCAGCTAATTTAACTGCTAAATCTTTCTTAAATATCAGAGTGCTTATCTGTAACGTTGTTAAAACAGCATTTGCAGCAGCTAGATCAATGACTTTCGAGCAAAATAATGACATATTATGGGTTAACTTTAAGTCTATGATTATTCCTACACTTGACCAAATGGTTAAAGGTGCTGGTATAAGTGCTTACGAATTAAAGAAACGCGCTAATAAACAAAAAGCTGAACTTAGATGCGTCATTAGATTATATGCTATCGAAGCAGTAGAAGATTTTGAAATCGAATTACAACTCGCAGATGATACTTCTGCAGTAATAGAGTAAGGATAGGGGGAAATAATAAATGTCAACACATACAATAAGTAATGTTACAGGTTTAGGCGCCTATCACTTAGCTGCTAATCCAGATTTATACGAAGTTGCTAGAAGTAATAACTTCGAATTTGTAGTAACTGGAATTGATAGCCTTCTTGCAGCTGGTAAAGTAGAAGGTGTTGCTGAAACCATTGTTAATGGTCAAGAAATTATCAGATTATCTGTTATCGAGTCTTCTCTTCCTACATTTACTCAAGATGTAATTGAAATTAGACGTGGTAACTCAGTTATGAAAGCTGCTGGTTTACCTAAGTTTGAAGCTGGTACACTTAAGGTGCATGACTTCGTAGGTGCTGATACTAAATCAGTCCTCATGGCTTGGCAAAATTTATCTTATAACGTAGCTACTGAAAAAATCGGTAAAATGTCAGAATATAAGAAAGATTGCTGGCTTATGGAATACACACCTAATGGTGAACTTATCAGACAGTGGGAATTAAAAGGTTGTTGGATAAATGGTATCACAATGCCTAACTACAATCAAGAAAGTGGTGATAAGAGAGATATTACAGCTAACATTGTTTATGATTATGCTTTAATGAGTAAACCTGACGACGAAGCAGAATAAAATAATATATAATGTACAATTCCTGTATAAAATATTGTATATAAGAGAATACTGAAATTACAGTGAATAACTTAAGACATTGAATAGTTAGATGAGAAGTTGTTTACTATTCAATGTCTTTTCTATTTATATAGATAATTACGTATATACGTAAAATCTAAAATAAAAATTCATTTATAATATAATTTATAACAATAAAATATTTAGTTAGAGATTATATGGAGGATTATATAATGGATAACATTACAATTCAAGAATCTTTCACATTACCATCTTTAGGAAAAATTTATAGTAGAGATATAAATTCTAAATTTAGAATGCGCTCTATGACTACAGAAGATGAAATGAGAAGATTATCACCATCTGAAAATGCTTATGAAGTCTTATCTCAAGTAATAGATGATTGTGTTTTAGATCCTATTGGAATATCAGCATATGATATGCATT